TCTTGATGGCGATGTGACGACCCCGTTTGAAAACCTCACTGAAGAAGTTGTGGTTGGCTGGGTCAAAGAAGCGATTGGCGGTGAAGAGAAAGTTGCTGAAATTGAAGCAGCACTCCAAAACCAGATTGATGTTAAAATCACTCCGGTCTCTGCGGCTGGTGTGCCTTGGTAAACCCTTACCCCTTTTTAGAACAATGATTGCACTTATCCGTCCTATCCTTTTTACCTTTCTCGGTTCCACCCAGGTGAAGCGTCTTATTATCGATCTTCTCCGTAAACTTTCCGAATCCACCGACAACACTATCGACGATAAGGCTGTTGAGTTTATTGAAAACGGTCTCTTTCCTAAGCAATGACCATTGATAACATTTTAACTCATCCTGGTTATTACAATACTCCGGGAGCTGCTTACACTGTTTCAGTAGGGGACACGTTCACTAGTCAAACTTTGTCTACTCATTGCCGTAAAGTTAGTCTTCATGCTAATGGTCACCCCGTGTATTTTAAACTAAACAGCGGCACAGGTGAACATTATATTAAAACAGATGAACGTGTTTATTTTACTGTGCCAGAAGGAAGTACTCTTCACGTAAAAACCACACAAAGCAATAGCGGCACGTGTTACATTAGCGAATATGAGTGGTAATGACTATTCGATTAACCGATGTAGTCAAGTACTATAAAGGATTGCCTAATCAGATTAAAGCCCTCCAAGCCCTTGAAAAACTCTTGGGTGAAGAGGGTCTTTCTAATTCTCAGGAATGGGTACAGTTGTGGCGTTTGCCTCCGCCTAAAACACCTACGAAAACGTTTGACAACTCGTGGGATGGCATTGAAGCGGCGGCAGCAGCAGCTGGCGCTAAGTTTCCTGAGGTTGTGGCAGCCCAATGGGCACTTGAATCTGCATACGGAACCGCAGTAAGCGGTAAAAACAATTTCTTTGGAATTAAAGGTACTCCAGGAACCTTAAAAACAACCTGGGAAGACTATGGCAACGGTCCTGTCACTATTAAAGCTACTTTTAAGGACTTTGCTACTCCTTACGACTGTGTAAAACACCTCGTAGATCAGTGGTACAAAGACTATAAGGGCTACAAAGGCGTTAACCGCGCTACCACAAGAGAGGATTGTGCCTACTTGCTTAAAGCAGAGGGTTATGCAACGGATCCAATCTACCCACAGAAACTGATCCGTCTCATGACTCAACATGACTGAAGCAATTGTCTCAGCAGTAGTGGCAGTTACCGCTGGTATTGCCGCATTTACAAACAGAATACACTCTCGGATTAACCGTGTCCATGAACGTATCAACTGCATGGACCAGCGTATTGACAATTTTGAAGTTAAAATTGTTAGTAACTACGTTGCTAAAGCTGATTTTGAACGTGCGTTGACCAAGATTGATAACGGTATGAACCGTTTAGACGAGAAACTAGATCGTATCCTTATGCGACATGACTAAAAAACGCGCAAGTGAAGAACAGTTTAACGAACTTCACCAACTTATTACAACCGAGTTTTTAGAGCGTATTAAATCTGGTGAAGCTACTACTGCTGATTTAAAAGCAGCAGCAGATTGGCTCACTAAAAACGATATCACTGGTGTAGCTGTTAATGATTCTGCATTGAGTAATCTTGCAAATCTAATGCCTACCATTGATTTTGATGCAGTTCAAAAAGCAGTAAATCGCTAATGGCTCCTAAAAAACTTCCATATAATCAACTGTCTAAAAGTGCGAAAAATTACCGCGACAATGCAGCCTCTAGGCGACATAAAAACGCAGAGAATAGGAAAATTAATCAACGCGAAGATCGAAAAGCCTATCGAGCCGAGCACAACAAAGTCCGAAGACAAGACGGAAACTATGGTAAAGGAGGCAAAGACTACTCCCAAACCACGTCGGGCACGTTCGTCCGTGAAGACGCCCAAAAAAACCGTGCAAGAAACAGAGGAAAGCTAAGGATTAAAAAATAATGCCATGACTCCTCTGCTCCCTAGTCCTGATCACTACCTTCAAAACCTAATAACCATGACTAGTCCAGAAGCAAAACGGATGTGGCGTAGAGCCATTAAAGAGCACTTCAACTGTCAATGCGTTTATTGTGGAGAAACTTATGAATTACATGAACTTACACTTGACCATGTTCGTCCTCGCTGCTTTGGCGGTGAAGATCTCACAAGCAACCTTGTGCCCAGCTGTCGTCAATGTAATCAGGACAAAGGATCAAACAACTGGCTATCGTGGATGAGGCAAACTTTTGGTATTCATCCGCACAGAGAACAACTTATTCTTTCGCACATTAAATAATGGCTGAACAAAAGAAAAAACGGAAAAGTATTGCAGACGATTTAAAAGAGCTTCGTGCTATGACCGAGGCTTCACGTCGTCGTCAGAAGGGCGAAAACGTGACTAGTGACCAAGTTCTTAAAGAGCGTAAAGCTAAAGGCATTGGGGAATCCTCTAAGCCTAGTGACAAACGTAAGTTTGTGTCACCTCAGGGTAAGGAATACGCCGGTCCTGGTTATGGGTCTACGTCTAAGGCTGAGCCCAAGCCTAAACCCAAGCCCAAACCGGCTACCACCACTACTGCTTCGACTCGTCGGAACGTAACTCCTACCTCTTCAACTAAGCCAAAGCCAAAACCTGAGCGTAAAAACGTTACTAGAAAAGAAATTGTTCAAATGTATGGTAACGTGCCAGAAATTAAAGCTGGTGGTCAACGTCCTGAGCCTAAACGAGAACAATTTAAGAGTGCTGCCGCTTATCAAAAGGCGTGGCGTGAATGGAATCGCAGCAGAGGCCGCTAGAAGCTTCTAGAAGCCCCTTCTAAACCATTTTAGGTATATCCTATCATGAATGACATTTTAGACCCCTCACAGCTTCTTTTAGAGCAGTTTCGTAAAATAGCGTATGCAGCTCCAAAACAATACCGTTGGGTTGTTGTGTGGGTGTTATTGTATGTAGAACCTATCTACATCAAATATGTCATTCGTAACACTGTAGACAATGCAGTTCAAGAGTATCATAAACAAATGGATGCTCTTGAGCTGCCTTCCTACACTATTGAATCTAAACCTTCTGAAGTAGAAGGCTTGGATGAACTCCATATTTATTATGACCCAAAGTATCGAGACACAACTCAAGAATGACTTTAGGTATTTCTTGACCGCTGTATGGACTCACCTAAATCTTCCAACACCTACCCGAGCCCAGCTGTGTATTGCAGAATACCTGCAGCACGGTCCTAAACGTTTACAGATTCAAGCTTTTCGTGGTGTTGGTAAAAGCTGGATTACTGCAGCGTTTGTTTTGTGGACTCTGTATAACGATGCTGATAAAAAAATTATGGTGGTATCGGCGTCTAAGGATAGAGCCGACTCATTTTCAATTTTTTGTCAACGTCTTATTCTAGAAGTAGAATGGCTTTCACATCTTAAACCGAAGAACGATGACCAACGGTGGTCTCGTGTTAGTTTTGATGTTGGCCCCGCTAAGCCCCACCAAGCCCCTTCTGTGAAGTCCGTGGGTATCACTGGTCAGCTGACTGGTTCTCGTGCTGACCTGATGGTTTTAGACGACGTAGAGGTGCCAAACAACAGTATGACAGAACTGCAAAGAGAAAAACTTTTGCAACTGGTTACTGAATGTGAGTCTATCTTAACTCCTAAAAAAGAAAGCCGTATTATGTTCCTGGGTACACCCCAGACCACTTTTACAATCTATAACAAGTTACGGGAACGTAATTACAAACCGTTTGTGTGGCCTGCTAGATACCCACGCAAAACAGAAATGTACGAAGGGTTGCTAGCACCTCAACTAGTTAACGACTTAGACACAAAAGACAGTCTTGTCTGGCAACCAACAGATAGCCGCTTTAACGAAAACGATCTGCTAGAACGTGAAGCAGCAATGGGTAGAAGCAACTTCATGCTTCAGTTCATGCTTGACACTAGTTTGTCTGACGCAGAGAAGTTTCCCCTTAAGTTTGCTGATCTTATTGTCTATCCCATTAACCCAACCCAAGGTCCAGAAAACATTATCTGGTGTTCTGATCCCCGTAATGTAATCAAAGACTTACCTGCTGTAGGATTGCCTGGAGACTACTTCTACAGCCCCATGCAGACGCAAGGAGACTGGACTGAATACCAAGAGACCATTTGCTCCGTTGACCCGTCTGGTAGGGGCACAGACGAAACAGCAGCAGTGTACATTTCTCAACTAAACGGATTCCTCTATGTCCATGCGGTACGCGCCTATCGGGATGGTTATAGCGACAACACTCTTTTGGATATCCTTAGAGGTTGTAAAAAATACAACGCCACCAAGCTTATCATCGAAACAAACTTTGGTGACGGTATTGTCGCAGAACTGTTTAAAAAACACATCATCCAAACTAAACAAGGAATAGACATTGAAGAGGTGCGTGCAACTGTCCGTAAAGAAGACAGGATTATTGACGCACTAGAACCAATCATGAACCAACACCGGCTTGTGGTTGACCCTAAGATTGTGGAATGGGATTACCGATCTAACCCAGATGCTCCTCCTGAATCACGACTCCTCTACATGCTCTTCTACCAGATGAGCCGTATGTGTCGGGAAAAGGGCGCTGTTAAACATGACGACAGATTGGATGCTCTTGCTCAAGGCGTAAAATACTTTACAGATGCCATGAGTATCTCCGCTAATCAAGAGATTATTCGTCGTAAAAATGAAGAGTGGAATGACCTTCAACAAGCCTGGATGGATGACCCAGAATCAGCCGCTAATCACATGGTTTTAGGCATGACACTAGCTCAAAGACAAGAGGCTAGAGGTAAAGCTAAAAACTCAGTCCCCACCTGGGTTTCTTTTTAACCAGACAGTTAAACACGGGGAGTGGTGCCCTCGTGTGTGGAAACAGCGGTCAAAACGGAGGAAGGATGACAAGTCCTTCCTCTTTTATGACGAAGATGAGGTGAAGAAGCGAGCGAAGCGAGCGACTGAACCATCTTCTCTTATTATTCTTACTATTACTACTATTAACATTATTAAGACTAATAATGACATTAGCTAAAGAAATTAAGAAAGCATTAGAAACCAACATTGAGTATGGTGCTGGTGTTTATCGTAATGGCCCTGTTACCGTCACATGGTTTCCTGATGAAGGACGTGGTATTGTTGATGTAACTAACCCAGAAGGTTTAGATTACAGACAGCTTAAACGCCAAAGTGTTGAGATTATTAACCAACTACCTGAAGGTGTTTGGGAATTTAATCCAGACACTCCTCAAAAAGGACGCATCTATAAGAACATTGCTGATGAGTTTAAAGGCGTCTTTGCTGTGAACCCTGATCAGCCTAATAATGCTCTTATCTTTGTTAAACCAAAAGAAGGAGCATCACGACGTTCTATTAATACCCTAGCTCGTAAAGCAGGATTAACCTCTTACTATGACCCTGTTCTTAAAGCAGAGTTTGCTCCAGAATATCAAGGAGGTGGGTGGGTTAATCGTACCGCTAGACGTGCATCAGAGCAACGTGGTGGTAGCAGAGAACTTAGCCAGCTTGCTAAAGAACAAAAGCGTAGAGCACAAAAAGCAGGACTTGATGTTCCTCTTACTCAACGTGATAAAAAACTTGTACAACAACTTACTAACTTAACTACTGATCCTAACTCACCTTACTATCGTTATCAAGTAGACCATGTGTATGACATGGCTCTATACGATGAAGCCTTTAACCCCCGGTTGCTTGGTAACACACCTGAAGCTTTGCAACTGCTTACTCAACGTGAAAACATTCAAAAGTTCCAAGAAGGTAAAGCTCTGAGTAATCAGCTTGCTCAAATGGAACTGATGAATCCTAGCCGTAGTATGAACCCAGAGGCTGTACAACGTGCTATTGGTGCTCACCGTAACTTGTATAGCCAAGCAGTTAAAGCTGTTCAAGCTGTTCCTAAACCTGTCCTAGGACTTATTCCTGTAGTGGGTATGGGGTTTGATGCAGCAGAAGCAGCAGAACGTACTCAACGAGCTGCCCAACAACCTACTCTGGCTAATAAAGTACAAGCAAGTATTGCAGGAGTAGGAGCAGCCACAACAGCTGCACCTAACCCAGTAGCTCAAGCTGTTAACTTTGGAGCAGGAGTCCTTAACATGGGCATTGATGCTGCCCGGTATGTTAAACAACAACTGACTTCTGAAGAAATAATGAGAGCTATTGGTCAAATTAAACCACCAACTTTGTTTCCTTAATGAACTTTCACACCGCTAAACTTGTTTCCATTACCCCTGATGCAGAAAAGCTTGTAGCCTATTGTGCACGAGTATCAAACCCTGCTAATCAAGACAACCATGAAACAGCGCCTCGGTTGCTTAAATACTTGATTAAACACCGCCATTGGTCTCCGTTTGAGATGGCTAACATGGTGGTGGAGATTAAAACCAACCGAGGTATTGCTGCTCAAATTCTGCGACACCGATCGTTCTCATTTCAAGAATTTAGTCAACGTTATGCTGCTGTTTTAAGCTTTCCCCAGCCGCCTAAGCTAAGGAGACAGGACGCTAAAAACAAGCAAAACAGTATTGATGACGTGGATGAAGATACTAAATGGTATCTGCAAGACGAAATTAATGAGTTGTATAACCATTCCGTTGGTCTTTATGAAAAAATGCTTGATATGGGCATTGCTAAGGAGTGTGCGCGAGAGGTGCTTCCAATCGGCTCAGAGACGACTTTGTACATGAATGGTACTCTGAGGTCTTGGTTGCATTACATCGACCTTAGAGCGGCTCCTGAGACCCAATTAGAGCATCGTATGATTGCTGAGAGTGTTAAAGATTTGATTGAAGAGCATTGTCCTGCTATTTATGAAGCAATGTGGTCCTAAAATTTGGTAGAAATTTCTAAAGGCATATATTAGCGCTAGGCCAGCGGCGGTACCCCCCATGCCGGGGGTCCAGCTTTGCTGGATGGAGCCACCCTTCACGCGGGCGCGGTAGTTGGAACACGCGATAAAGCCAGGCTGGGCAAGGCTTTTAGCCTTGTCCCGATCTGTCCAGCGAAACCCTCTGACTCCCTGGTAACTTCCCCTCGAACGAAGTGAGAGGGTAAGGTTACCGGGAGGAAGAGACCTCCCAACCAACCCACCACCAACCAGCCATCAGCCGGTGACCCTGCAGGCTGTGACTCGCTGGTTGACAGGTTGGGCAGCCATGCTCTACACTCCTCATCAACAGGCACAGCCAGACCGCTGCTAGCCTGTCACCACTGCACCTTGACAACCGAATATGCACACCGTTTCCAGAGCACTGGTAGGTAGCGACGACCGGCATGGGTACTTGACCGGGAGGTGTGGTAGACTTCAGCGGAGCCACACGCTTTGTTTGTTCATGGCACGCCACGACACAGCCAGCTGTGCACCTAGGTTCGTGACCTAGGCGTGGCATCAGCTGCTATCATGCAGCTTCTTCATCACATCATTCACATGTTCATTCCTGTTTCCAACCGCACCTCTGCTGCCATTGCTAAGCTTGAGGTTGATCCCGTCTACGGCATTGCTTTTGTAGAGTTCACCAATGGCTATGCTTACGAGTACACTAATGTGTCTCGCCGTGCTATCCTTAACCTGCTCATGAACAAGAACATGAGTCTGGGTTTCTGGATCAACAACAACTGCATTAACACCAAGCGTACTGCTTGTGAAGTGTTATGATGTAGGTTACACTCAGCCCTGCGGGGCTGTCTGTAGCTCTCATTGCTACCTGTGTTATTCATTCCTTCACTCATGACTGCTGCTGATTACAAGCTCACTGCACCTTCTGCTGTTGCGTCTATTCAAGAGTCGTATGACAAGCAGACATTGCGTGAGATTGCAGAGTATGGCTGTTCATCAGGCATTGCTCACGATCACATCTACTACCAGCAAACTTATGACGTCTTCATTCAGTTTGAGGATGAGATTGAGGATTACTTCCACGATACTCTTGGCGATAACTGGATGGATGAGTTAGGTTTCATGAACAGCACGTCTGTTCGTGGTTACATCAACCAGCTTGTCTGGACATTTATTGAAGCTATCGCTAATCAACTTGTTGATTGACGATTACATCTAACCCTCACTTTGTGTGGGTTTTCTGTAGTCCTCATTCACTACTACCATGTTTGTTCACATCACACCCAAGTCTTCTAACAAGAAGACAGGTCCAATCCCTGTCACTACTAGTGAGCAGTCTAGCTGTGCTCCCACTTGTCCATTCATTGACAAGGGGTGCTACGCTAAGTCAGGTCCACTGGCTCTGCACTGGCGTAAGGTCAGTGATGGTTCCCGTGGCACTGATTGGCAGGGGCTGTGTGATTTCGTACAGTCGTTGCCTGACAAGCAGGTATGGCGTCACAACCAGGCTGGGGATCTTCCCCATATCCTAGGTGACATCAACCCTGCTATGATGGCTCACCTTGTCGTGGCTAACACTGGCAAGCGAGGCTACACTTACACCCATCATGTTCTTAATGAACACAATGTCCGAATCCTTCAACGTGCTAACCGCCAAGGCTTCACAGTCAATGCAAGCGTTGAATCCTTATCTGCCGCTGATCAAGCGATGGATCTTGGGTTGCCTGCTTGTGTTGTTGTCCCTAACAATCGACCTGTGGACAGCGTTAGTGCCGGTGGTAGACAAGTGGTTGTCTGCCCTGCACAAGAGCGTGACATCAGCTGTGCAGAGTGTAAGCTCTGTGCAAACGCCAAGCGAACCTGTATCGTAGCCTTTAAGGCTCATGGTACAGCTGCTAAGACTGTTAATGCTATTGTGAGCTAGTCCACCATCATCAACGGCCAGGGTGTAGCGTGATGCTTGGGATCGAATCCCTCCCTGTGCTCTGCCCACCTCTGTGTGGGCGTACAACACCTCTGTTTCTTTCCAACCGTGACCAAGACTACTGAAACCACGTTTCAAGCCTTTCACAAGCGTAACCCGCATGTGTATGATCAACTCAAAGCGTTGGCTCTTCGCCTCAAGAAAGTTGGGGTTGAGAGTTATGGTATGAAGGCTCTGTTTGAGATCCTTCGTTTCAATGCTTTGCTGTCTGTTGATAACAAGTTCAAGCTCAGCAACAACTTCACCTCGCTGTATGCTAGGTTGTTGATGCAGCAAGAGCCTGAACTTGCTGGTTTCTTTGTTACTCGAACTCTTCGATGAAACGAAAACAACTCTCATTTACTGAGGTTGAGTTGGGTATCCTTGTGGATGCCCTTCGCAACCAATGGTGGGTACGTTACAATCCACAAGTGGAGAAGAACGTAGAGCCTCACCACAATCTCCTTGATCGCATTATCAATGCCCAGGCGCAGACATCAGCCCAATCCGAAACCGATTCCTAACTCAATCATTGCACCTTTTGTTGGTGTATTGATTGCGTGGTCATTCCTTGGGCTGGTTGCATACTCACTTCACCGTGATTATGAGTCCAGTCCGTCTCCAGTTGTAAACATTCGACAGTAGTAATTGTTATGTCTCGACGAGATCCTTTCGGCAATCGTATTGATGAGGTTATGGAGTGGGATGCTTCTAATGAAGTAACCGACTACACTATCGAGGACGGACTTAACGCGGCTGCTATGTGGGATCTTCCCGAGGCATACGCTTGCATTGTTCGTTCTACTGACAAGAATGGTAAGATTACTGAGAAGGCTTACCGTTCACCTTCAGCAGCTCACAAACATCTGCTTAAGCTGATGGATGAGGATGCTGATGAGGTTATGGTTCTCACTGATGAGACCATTTCCATGCCCACGTTGTTTTGACCACTATCATTACCGCCATGAATCCAAACGATTTAGCAGATGTCCTTCATTATGAGGGCTTTGATGTTGACTATGACACAGGCGAAGTAGGCTCAGAGTCCACAGGTATGGGCAATGATGTTCTCATTGTTCTTGCTGCTTTGAATAAGCTTGAGGTCAAGCGTGATCTCGATGGCAATCCAACCTACTTCATTCCTCACCTTGATGTCTGTGATATGCAGACATATTGTGAAGCTTTTCCTGATGACATGTCCTGCAAGATGTACGATGTTTGAAGACACCTTGACTCAACAACAAATCGAATCACTCACCGATCACCAATACTCTCTTTTCTTAGCTTATGGCGACACCTTCCGAGATCAACAAACAATTCCAGTTAGAGAAGGAAGCGATCTCGTGTGGGAAAGAGAGGCTACACGACTCCTTGAGAAAGCTGGAGGAGAAAAGCTATGCTTCAGCTAGTGTCTATGGCACAGCAAGCATCAGAACCGCCTTACCAGCTGTTGTCAAGGCTGTAGAATCTTCACTATCTAAACTTCGTAAGGGCCAGGCTGGACAGTATTACAAGCCTATTGCTGAGCACATCGATGACCTTGAGCCATTAGCTATTGCTACCATTGCTCTTAAGGTTACCTTTGATCTTGTGTTTAGTTGTAAACGTAATGCTGATTTACTTGCCAACATCCTTACGACCATAGGCTCATCACTTGAGGCTGAGTGTAAGTTTAGATGGTATAAGCTCACTGCTCCTGAGCTGTTTAAATACATTGAGGGTAAATACTTTCATGAATCCTGCGGTACACACCAGAAGGAATCCATTGCAAGTGTCATCCTTGGTAGACATAACATCCATTGGGATACATGGTCAATCAAGACAAAAGCTGCCTTAGGTGGTTGGTGTCTAAACATTGTCATGACTCAGACTGGATGGTTTATGAAACAGACTGAGACTGTTGGTAAGCGTAGCCAGTGTAGGGTTGTGCCTACTCCTGCTTTCATGGAGATCAGGGATCAACTCATCACCCAAGCTGAGATGTTCAGCGGCATCCCCTGGCCTATGCTTGTTGAGCCAAACGATTGGAGCAACGAACGTATGGGTGGCTACCTCACAAACGAGCTGATGCGTGGGCATCAACTGACTCGGCGCGGTAACCAGACAGTTAAACACGGGGACACACCCATTCAATTTCTGAACAAGCTTCAGAAGGTGAGATACCGTGTCAATACTCATGTGCTTGAGGTTGCTAGGCATTTCAAGGAAAGAGGGATAACAGTGGGGAAGTTCATTCCCATTACTGAAGCCTTCAAACCGCCTAGACCACCAGCAGCAGATGAGTTGCCTGAAGTACATCAAGCGTGGAAGCGTGAGATGGCTGAGGCATACAATGCTGATCGTCTTAACTTTAAGAGATCAGTAAGAACAAGAACTCAGTTGGAAGCAGCTGAGAAGTTTAAGGATGAGGAGTACTACCTCTGTTGGTCATTTGATTACAGAGGAAGAGCATATCCTATTCCTGCTTATCTAACTCCACAAGATACTGATTTTGGTAAGAGCCTCATAAGGTTTGCTGACGAGTCATTTGTTGATGATGATGCTGAGCAATGGTTAGCCTTTCAAGTAGCAACAACCTATGGGTTGGATAAAGCTACAATGGAAGAGCGACTAGCTTGGGTCAGAGACAACCATGACCTGATCACAAAGATCGCTATTGATCCCATTGATAGTCTCCCTGAATGGGAGGGTGTCGAAGAACCGTGGCAATTCATGGCCGCATGTCATGAGTATTACCACTGCTGTATTGAATGTGATAAGCAATTCACTGGTCTTATGGTTGCTGTTGATGCAACCTGTTCTGGTCTTCAGATCCTTGCTGGTTTAGCTAAGGATGCTTCTACTGCATCTCTTGTCAATGTGTCTCCTGGTGATAAGCCTAGTGATGCGTACAAGGCTGTAGCTGAAGAAGCCAAGAAACATCTCCCTGAAGAGATGCATGATTGGATGACGAGGAAAACGACCAAGAGAACAGTGATGACTATCCCATATAATGCTACTAAAGCTAGCTCTCGTGTCTATATACGAGAAGCACTTAAGGAGCAGGGATTTGAACCAACAGCTGAACAGGTGTCAATGGTTGTCAAGGCTGTCTATGACAGCATGGATGCTATTGTTCCTGGTCCTATGCGTGTCATGCGTTGGATCAAGCAGCATGTTGGTCAATACATCAGAGATGGTGCGTCTGAGGTTGAGTGGTCTACTCCTTCTGGCTTTGTTGTTAACCAGCGAAGAAACAAGAATGAGGTAGAACGTCTTAATCTTCAGCTGCTAGGAGCAACAAAAGTGACTCTTACTGTTGGTCATGGTAGTCCCTGTCCTACCCGTCACAAGTCCAGCACTGCTCCCAATCTCATTCATTCACTGGATGCATCCATCCTCCATGAAACCTTTCAAAAGTTTTCAGGACCATTCACGGTCATCCATGATTCAGTACTCTGTCGAGCAACTGACATGGGAACACTCAACCGCCTTGTGCGAGAGACCTACACGGACATCTTCACAAGAGATTGTTGGCTCACTAAGTTTGGTGAGTCAATCAATGCAGCTGAGCCGCCGCCAATAGTCGGCACACTTGACCCGGAAGTGGTCGAAGATTCCATGTACTTTTTCTGTTAACCACCATCATCACCATGACTACCCACGTCACTAAAGAGCCTGTCGTTCTCGAAGGCTACCAAGCCATCCTGAAGCCGTCTGAGTACGGTTACAGCCTGTCTGCCCTGCTTCCCAAGGACATCATTGATGCCCTGGAGGAAGAGCGTGAAGGCTGCCTGGAATGGGCTAAGAGCAAGGCTAAGAACCCTAAGCGGGTTACAGTCAAGCCTGAGCCTTGGGAAGAGGTTCGTGACGGTTATTACCAATGCAAGTTCCGTTGGAAGACTGATGACAAGCTTGTGCCTGTTGTTGTTGACACTGAAGGAACTCTGATCACTGATACCAACACTCCTGTCTACAGTGGTAGCAAGGTGAAGCTGGCTTTCATTCAGAAGCCTTATGCTCTGCCTGCTGGTGACATTGGTACTTCTCTCAAACTGAAAGCTATTCAGGTTGTCAGCCTTAACACTGGTGCCGGTGTCGTTGACAGCGGTGACCTGGATGCTGACAGCGCTACTGAGCTGTTCGGTACTACTAAAGGATTCAAGACTTCAGAGCCTAATCCTGAAGCTGCTCCCGTTGATGTTGACGAGGACTTCTGATGCGTAGTCGCCTGGAAGAACAGGTGGCTGCTTTGCTTGACGGGTTGAACATTGAGTATGGCTATGAGCCTGAGAAGTTCAACTACGTCATTGAAGCTACATACACCCCTGACTTTAAAGTCGGTGATGTGTATCTTGAGACCAAGGGTTTCTTCAAACCTGCTGATCGTCGTAAGATGCTTGCAGTCAAGAAGTCAAATCCTGATCTTGATATCCGCCTTGTCTTCCAAGCGCCCTACAACAAGATCAGTAAAAACTCAAAGACCACCTACGCTATGTGGGCAGAGAAGAATGGGTTTCTCTGGTGCCCATACTATGAAATCCCTATTGATTGGCTGAAACCATGAAACCACGCAAAACCCTGAGCGGTAAGGTTTTTCTTAGCAAGAAAAAGAAAAGCCGTCGTCCTCCCAAGGGCGTCAAGAAGTACCGGGGTCAGGGACGCCGATGACTACTATCCCTTATCCTTCAATGAATCCACCTTTCGGTTCCAAGGAACGCCTCAAAGGTTTTTTTGGCGATACTCTCGCTGAATGCAATGAAGATTATAATCCTCAAGATGTAGCTGACGCTTTTGTTGAAGAGTTAGAAAGCTGGATTGACTACCACAAAACGTGTGCTAATGCTTATGAACTCATCAGAACAGCACTTAGCAAGCGAGTTTCAACGACATGAGCCGTGTCCTAGCTGTGGGAGTAGTGATGCTCTCGCTCGGTACACTGACGGTCATGCGTATTGCTTCTCCTGTGGTGCCTACGAGCACGCAGAAGGTGACCACGACCACCAAAGTTCCACCGCCTACCGCGCCATGATTAAAGGCGAACCTGTTCGCTTATCAAAGCGAGGTTTGTCCGAGGAGATCTGCCGCAAGTTCCGTATCCACAAGGATGGGGACGAGCTACGCTTCCACTACTATGACTCTTCTGGTCAGGTATGTGGAGCCAAGGTCAAGACCAAGGACAAAACCTTCCGCTGGGACGGTAAGAATACCGATCACCAGCTCTTTGGACAGAACCTGTTTCCTGATAAAGGCACCCGCCTTACTATCTATGAAGGAGAATTAGACGCAGCATCTGGCTATGCAGCCATGCCCACCTGGCCTCATGTATCTCTGCCTGACGGAGCACAGAGTGCTAAGCGTGCATTGCAACGAGTCATGCCGTTGCTGCAGAATTATGAAGAGATTGTTCTTTTCTTTGATAATGATGAGCCCGGCAGGAAAGCTGCTGAAGAGTGTGCTCAACTGTTGCCACCAGGCAAGGTTAAGATTGCAAGGATGGAGAAGTACAAAGATGCTTCAGATGCCTTGCAAGCTAGTGACTCGGAAGCCATACGCCGTGCTGTTTGGGATGCAAAAACGTACCGACCT